CTGGGAATGGTTGATCATCAGTTTGTACCCGAAGGAACGTGAGTTCAAGCTGAAATCTCGAATGTTCGCAATGATGGTACTAGAAATGAGATGTTTTTTTACTTGCATTGAGGCAAACATTGCAGACAACGTCTTCAAGTACATGCCACAACAGACGATGACGAAGACAAAGACTCAGATTCAGGAACGTTTTCTGTCGTTCACTGATCCCAATCGAGATAAAAACAATCATACCTTGTTTCTTGAAGTTGATTTGTCCCGGTGGAATCTCCGATGGAGGGAGCTTGTGATCCATATGATTGGTCATGACCTGAACAAGATGTTCGGAGTGTCTGGCACATTTACAATAACTCATTGGTTTTTCAAACGTTGTCAAATCCTTGTGAGAGTCGCGGGTTTGCGACCTGAAGGAATTGATCTTCCTGAGCCCCCGATTTCGAATTTAGCTTGGACGAATCATCTAGGTGGGTTTGAAGGAATCAACCAGAAGCTATGGACTGCTGCGACATATGCTATGATTGAGAAAGCTCTTATTCCGATGCTCTTGTCTGGAAAGATTACGAACTATGAGCTCATAGGTCAAGGAGACAACCAAGTGTTACGCCTCGCTATTCCGAAAACAGAGGAAGATCGATCAACCATTCTGAAGACAGTTAGAGATGAGGTCAACGAAAGGTTGGAAGCAACATGTGCTTCAGTAAATCAGGAAGTGAAACCTGAGGAAAATGTTGAGTCTACTACTGTGCTCACTTATTCCAAAGATGTTTACATTAGAGGAGTCGAATACCCTACTACACTGAAGAAACACAGCAGATTGTTCCCTGTTACATCATCTGATTTCCCTTCAACTACAGCAAAAGCATCTGCCATCATGGCTGGCGTCGTTGCAGGAGCTGAGAACTCCCGGCACACTTTGTGCAGTGCGGTGATTGGATGGTATCATACTGCTAGATACCTTCTCTCCTCATCCCAAGGCTTTTCCATTCACGGCAAATCGAGTCCAAAAATGTCTTCTTTCCAAATCATTGCAGCTCTCATCCTACCTCCTAGTATAGGAGGAATGATCGGAACTCCGATTGCCTCCTTCTTGTACAAAGGTGGGTCAGACCCCCTTGGAAAAGAAATCAGCAGTCTTAGATTGCTTGCCGACTCGATTGGTTACCCGGGGCTTATCGCGGGTAGAGCATTGAGAGCCCTTGAACAGAAGTATCAATTTTCAACTGAACCTAATTTGGAGGTTCTCATAGATAATCCATACGGATTACCAATTGACAAAGCCACATCCCCTCTTGGTCAAGTAAGTCATTTGACTCTTGATGCGTTCCGGGGGAAAGTGTTGAACCGAGATATTCGACCGTTACTGGACAAATCGGTTGAGACGTCAGAGAAACGGTTGAAAACAGATATTCTTGCCATTCGTCCTCTGAATCCAATTCTTGCCCACGACCTTTTCGAAGCCTCTGGATTCGGAACGAT